CGCGGCTCGACTATCGCAACATGCTGGCGCATGCGAACAACGTCATGGGCGGGCCGCTGCGCATTCGCCTGGCCGCGATGCAGGGAGTAAGCGGCGAGACGGCGGCGCAAATCCTCGCGCGCGTCGCCACGGTCACGGGGCTGGTCCCGAGGCCGAAATACTGCTTCGTCTCGGCCGGCAACAACGACGTGCACACGGGCGTTGCGACCGCCACCACGATTGCGAACGTGACAGCGATCCGCGACGCCTTGAACGCCGCCGGCATCGTGATGATTACCGGGCCAGTCCTGCCGCGCGACACTTGGACGGCGGGCCAGCGCACGGATCGCGAGACGGTCAATTCCGCCATCGCGGCGCTTGACAACGACCGCACCATGATCTGGTGCGACTGGGAGAGTGCGACGGTGGATGGCGGGACGGGCTTCTGCCTCGCCAATATCCTGTATGACGGCATCCACCCTGGCACGCGCGGCGCGCGCGCGATGGGCGATGTGATCGCGACGCGCATGGGGGCGCTGCTGCCGAAAGACGCGCCTATCGCCCGCGTCGTGGACCCGATGCGAAACTATTTCAACAACGGCCACATGGCCGGATCCACGGCGATCAATTCGCAGGGATGGACGGGCACAACAGCCACGTCGTGGACGACGGGGTTTCGCTCTGCGGTGCCGGATACGGCGCTCGGCACCACGACTGTCAGCAAGGTCGCGCGCAGCGACGGCGACGGGGATTGGGTGCAGCTCAACGTCTCGGGCGTGCGGCATTCGGACACTGGCGGCTGGGGCGGCGCCCTGTCGCAGACGATCACGCCTAACACGCAAGGGCTTTTCGCGGGCGATTGGGTGGAAAGCGTCGTAGAATTCGAGGTGGACGCCGGCGCGGCGAACCTGGCCGGCGTCGGAGTGACGATCAGCGAAAGCGACGGCGCGACGAACTACACTGGCAACTGGACGCGCTTCGTCACGGGCGGCGGCGCTCAGCAGTATTCGACATGGACGGGCACGACGCGCCTTGTGGTGCGCACGATACCAATTCAGCTTCGCCCCGGCACGGCGAGCCTGTTCATCCGCCCCGGCTTTGCGGGCGAGGCTTACGAGGCGGCAGGCGTCTCGTGTGTCATCCGTTTCCGGTGCGCGCTTCGCAAGATATAATGCGGCGTGCGCCGATCACTATGCGGGGCCTCGGCTCCCATCCGCGCGCGGCGGTTCCGCGCACAAGCAACGCCGAGAGGCGTCGCGTCCCTTAGATGGACCCTTTCTCAGTGGACAATGAGAGCATCGCGCCGGGCGAAGACCCCGTCGCGCCGACTGCGGAACAGGCAGGCTCGCAGACTGCCCCGGACCAGGCGACGGAAGCGCCTGCCGCCGACGACCCAGGCGTTGAACAGGCAGAGGCGCCTAAGCCGAAGCCGGTTCAAAAAAGGATCGGTGAGCTTGTGCGCGAGCGCGAGGCCGCGCGACGTGAGGCCGAATACTGGCGGCAACAGGCTGCGATGATGCAGCCTGCGCCGGCTAGTCAGGCCGCTGCGCCGCCGGCTGAACTGAAGGCTGAGGACTTCCCGACATACGAGGATTACCTCGTTGCCAAGGCCGAGAAGAAGGCATCGGCTACGCTGCAAACGGAGCTTGCGAGGCGCGCCGAAGACGCGCAGCGCATGGCCGAGCAGCGGCAGCAGGATGCCATCCTGTCCGAATTCGCCACGCGCGCCGAAACCGCGCGCGAGCGTTACGAGGACTTCGATCTTGTCGTGAGTGATCCTGCCACGCCGATTACCGCGCACATGGCGCAAGCCATCGTGCTGAGTGCGGCTGGTCATGATGTCGCCTATTACCTCGGCCGGAACAAGAACGAGGCCGCGCGAATTTCCGCGCTGTCACCGCTCGCACAGGCAATGGAAATCGGGCGCCTTGAGGCGCGCATCGCTGCGCAGCCTCGCCGCGTCACGCAGACGCCCGCGCCGCCCGCTACCGTGGGCGGGCGCGGAGTGCCTGCGAGAAACCCGGAATCCGCGCAGTCTTACGATGAATTCGTGAAACTGCGCCGGAAGCAGCAGGGTTTCGGCTAACCCCGTCAACGTGCAGCGCCGTGAGGCGCCGCATCCCTGAGAAGGACGCCATACCGTGGCAAACTCTCTGATTACCCCGACCGTCATCGCCCGCGAGGCGCTGATGCAGCTGGAGAACAACCTCGTCATCGCCAAGACGGTGCATCGCGACTATGACCGCGAGTTCCGCAAGGTCGGCGAGAGCATCCAGGTCCGTCGTCCGGTGCAGTTCACCGTGACCTCGGGCGCCGCGATCAGCAAGCAGGACGTGGTGGAGAAGAATTTCTCCGTCACCATGGACCAGCAGAAGCACGTCGCGTGGGAATTTTCCTCGAAGGATCTGACGCAGACCATCGAGGAATACAGCGGCCGCTACATCAAGCCGGCGATGATCCAGCTGGCGAACGACGTGGACGTTGCGCTGCTCTCGCTCTACACGAACGTTGCCGACTGGGTCGGCACGCCCGGCCAGGCGATCAACGCCTTCTCGGACTTCGCGAAGGGGCCTGAGCGCCTCGACATGAAGTCCGTGCCGATGGACACCCGTTATGCGGTCCTGTCCCCGGCGGATTATTGGGGCCTTGTCACCTCGCAGTCGGCGCTTTCGACTTCCGACCGGCTGGTTGAGACTGCCTACGAGCGCGCCCGGCTGGGCCGCATCGGCGGCGTGGATGTCCTGATGGGCCAGAACGTGCGGACCCATACGGCGGGCACGCGCGACAATACCACGCCGCTCGTGAACGGCGCGGCGCAGAACACGACCTACGCCTCGTCCGGCGGGACGATGACGCAGAGCCTCGTGACGGACGGCTTTGACGCCTCCGTGACCATCGCGGCCGGTGACGTGTTCACCATCGCTGGTGTTTACGCGGTCAATCCCGTGACCAAGGCGACGCTGGACTATCTCCAGCCGTTCACCGTGACCACGGCGGCGACTGCCACGGGCGGCGGCGCGGCTACCCTGACGATCTACCCGGCGATCATTTCCTCGGGCGCCTATCAGACCGTCTCGGCCGCGCCGGCGGACAACGCTGCGCTGACGTTCGTCGGCACCGCGTCCACCGGCTACGCGCAGAACATGGTTTACCACAAGAACGCCTTTGCTCTTGTGTCGGCTCCGCTGATCGTGCCGCAGGGGGCATCCTTCGCGGCGCAGGAGACGGACCCGAAGACCGGCCTCTCGGTGCGCGTGGTCAAGGACTACGACATTGACACGGATGCGGAGATCATCCGCCTTGATATCCTCTACGGGGTCAAGGCGATTGATCCGCGTCTCGCGGTGCGTCTCTCGGGCACCTGATGATTGGGGCGGCGTCCTTCGGGGCGCCGCCCTTTTCTCTTGTGGGGTAGGTGAATGGACGATTTGCAGCATTGGCCCGCGTGGTTCTACGGGCCTGGCGGCGCCGCTGAGATTTTCGCGCGCGCGGAAGATGTGCCGCCCGGCTGGCGTGACACGCCGGCAGAGCAGCCCCCCGAGGCGCAGGTTGACGACGCGCCGAAGCGCGGCCCTGGCCGCCCGCGAAAGGTGACAGGCGATGGCAACGGCGCGTGACTTGATCCTGCGCTCGTTCCGCGAGCTTGGGATTACGGACGGGTTCGAGGACGCCTCGGCCGAGGATGCGGCGGTCGCGCTCGATACGCTCAACGATATGATCGGCGCTTGGGAACTGGACGGCATCCCGACCGGGCTTGGCACGCTTACGCTCAACACGGCCCTTGCGGTGCCGGACAACCATCTTGAGGCAATGCGCGCGAACCTCTCGGCGCGACTTGCCCCGGTGTTCGGGCGCCAGGCGCCGCCGATGGTAGTGGAGATGGCAAGCCGTGGGCTTCGTGCGCTGCAAGGTGCTTACAGCAAGGTCCGCTTGCTTAGCGTTGATCCTGGCATTCGTAGCCGACGCGCCCCCTACGGCCGCGTATTCTGAGGAACGGGCAATGATCGCAGGGCGGTATTTCGCGGGGCAGTCGTATGACCCGCGCATGGCGGGCGGCGGGTATCGGCTTGGTGCGCCGCGCAACACGCTGGCGGCTGCCTATAGCGCGCCGCCGGGTTCTGCGTCGTTCGGGCCGCTCGGCGGCAGCGACTATGCGGGCGCGTCGTTGTCGGGCGGGACGGGCGCGTTGTCGGGCGGGACGGGCGCGTTGTCGGGCGGTTCTGCGGCGATGCCGCGCGGCGGCGACGGCAGCGGGGCGCAGTCTGGCGCGGACGTTGATCCTGGCATCGGCGCGCAGGGCTATGGTGCGCGGTCCACGGGGGATTTTCTCACGGATCTGTCGCTTGCCGCACCGACGCTCGGCCCGGCTGCCATGGGCATGTTGTCTGGCCCGGCGGGGATGATGGGGCTGACGGCGGCCGGGCTTGCGGCGGGTGCGGCGCGCGGGCTTGGCTACAAGGAAGCCGCGAACAACATTTTCAACGCGT